AGAAATACATTGATCATGGAGGTTTATCCAAAAGATAAATACAATTCATGAACACTGAAACTCCTAATGATGCGATCATTAATGATTGGGTCCCTGCCTCGATGTTGGAAATCTCTCTGAATACCCCAGATGATTTTCTTAAAGTAAAAGAAACTCTGACACGAATCGGAGTTGCTTCAAAGAAGGAAAACAATATTCTGTTTCAGAGTTGCCACATTCTTCACAAGCAGGGCAGATATTTCATTGTTCATTTTAAAGAACTCTTTCTGCTTGATGGAAAGGTTTCTAACTTTACAATGGATGATCTTTCACGAAGAAACACCATTGCACTTCTTCTTTCCGATTGGGGTCTTCTTTCAATCGTTCATAAAGATAAAGCAACACCGGTATCATCATTGCGTCAAATCAAGATTGTACCGTTTAAAGAAAAGAAAGATTGGGAACTTAAATCAAAGTATTCGATTGGCAATATCAAGAAACCAGTATAGTTTAAGCAAATAATTGAAACCGAGACCTTTGTTGTTTACAGGGTCTTGGTTTTCTGTTTTAGTATTCATATGGTGGATTCATTCTATATCTCTGTGGAGAAGTTTGGCAATAAGCTCCTTTATCGTGGCTATGACGATAAGGGTAAACGTGTGAAGGAACGTGTATCATACAAGCCAAGATTGTTCCTTGAAGCTAAAAAGAAGGATACAAAATACAAAGCACTGGATGGAACACCGGTAGAACCGATTCTGTTTTCTTCCATGAAGGAATGTTCCGACTACATTTCAATGTACAAGGATGTTCCTAATTACAAGATTTACGGAAACGACAAACACGTGACTGCTTTCCTTCGTGATGTGTATCCGTCCGAGATTAAGTTCCGAAAGAACCTGATTGACATTGCAACACTGGATATTGAAACAGAATCAAACGATGGTTTCCCCGAGCCCGAAGAGGCACGCCACCAGATTCTCACAATTGCTCTCAAGTCTCGGCAGGGTTGCCACGTGTGGGGCATGAATGATTATGATCCTTCTCTGAATACAAAGTCGAAGTATGAAATCACATACCATCACTTCCGAGATGAGAGTGCAATGCTTGTTAACTTCATTGAATGGTTCTCCGATGAGAACAATATTCCAGATGTTCTCACTGGTTGGAATACTCGATTTTTCGACCTTCCATACATGGTAAACCGAATCGTGCGTGTGCTCGGAGATGAATATGCCAAGAAGCTTTCTCCCTGGAACATAATCAATATCGAAAATGTTTCCGTGATGGGTCAGAAGCGGCTCGATGTTGATCTTCTGGGTCTTCCTTGTTTGGATTATCTTGAGCTGTTCAAGAAGTTTGGATTGAATACCTATGGGCAGCAAGAGTCGTACAAACTTGATTACATTGCCGAACTTGTTCTTGGAGAAAAGAAGGTCGACTATTCCGAATATGGTTCTCTTCATTCTTTGTATGAAAACAATTTCCAGCTCTTTGTTGATTACAATATTCAAGACGTAGAGCTTGTTGATCGACTTGAGGAAAAGATGGGAATGCTTTCTCTGGTGTTTACTCTGGCCTATAAGGGCGGTGTAAATTACTATGATACATTGGGTACCACTGCAATTTGGGATTCAATTATCTTTCGCCACTTGGCAAACAAGGATATCATCATACCTCCTTCCACAAGGAATATTTCTGCATCATTTGCCGGTGGTTATGTCAAAGATGTCATGGTTGGAATGCACGATTGGGTCATGTCGTTCGACTTGAACTCTCTGTATCCGAATATCATTGTTCAGTGGAATATGTCTCCAGAGACTCTTGTGCCTCACATGAAGGTGCCGACAATGTCGGTCGATCACATGATGAAGAATACTCAATGTCATGCACCCAATGATAATTTAACTATTGCTGCAAATGGTTCCGTGTATCGCAAAGACATCAAGGGTGTTGTTCCAGAACTTGTAGAGGTTCTCTATACCGAGCGTGTTGTTTTCAAGAATGAGATGTTGGCAGCAAAACAGCGGCTAGAAAATACACCGGTGGGTGAAACCACTTCACGATTTGTTCTCGAAAAGGAAATTGATCGACTCAATACAATGCAGATGGCGGTAAAGATTCTAATGAATTCATTGTATGGCGCCATGGGTTCCAAATACTTCCGATATTACAATGTTGAAATTGCCGAGGGTATTACATTGTCAGGTCAGCTTGTAAATCAATGGGCCGAGAAACATTTGAACTCTTGGGTATCCACACTCCTCAAGGATGAAAAAGACCGAGTCATTGCAATGGATACGGATTCACTCTACATCAGCATGGAAGATGTTGTAAACAAATTCAAGCCCAAGAACCCTGTTAAGTTCCTCGATGAATTTGCCTCGAAGGGAATCGAACCAGTGCTTGATAAGGCATTCGATGAATTGTTTGTCATGACCAATGGTTACACGAAGCGCATGATGATGAAACGTGAGGCAATTGCAGACCGTGGTATCTGGGTTGCTAAAAAACGATACATACTTAATGTGCATAATAATGAAGGTGTTCAATATGCCGAACCAAAAATCAAAGTTGTCGGCATTGAATCCGTTAAATCATCCACACCTAAAGTTTGTCGGTCTGCACTCAAGTCGGTCTTTAAGGATATCATGACAAAGACCGAGACCGAAACTCAGGCAAACATTGCAGCATTTAAACAAAAGTTCTTCTCTCTTCCCGCCCATGAAATTGCATTCCCTCGTAATATCCGCGACCTTAAATCGTATGCCTCTGCTTCTTCAATATATGTTTCTGGCAAAGACGGAACCTGTCCTATTCATTGTCGCGCCTCTCTTCTCTATAATTGGAAGGTAAAGTCTCTTGGTCTTGAAAAGGATTGTAAATTGATCCGCAGTGGAGACAAAATCAAATTCATATACTTAAAGAAACCCAATACTCTTCGTGGTGAAAACGTAATTGCTTTCATTGATGTTCTCCCTCCTAAATTGGAACTTGATTCTAAAGTTGATTATGAAACTCAATTTGAAAAGTCTTTCGTGGCTCCAGTCGAACATATCTTCGATGCGATTGGTTGGAAGATTGAGGAGACTTCTTCCATTGAATCATTCTTTTGCTAAATAATTTTATGACAAACGCAGATAAAGTAAAACACTTCATGGAAACATTTCATCAGGAGGTGAAGAACATTCCAGAACTTCCCTCCGATAAAATCCAAAAACTCCGTGTTGCTCTTATTGAAGAAGAGCTCACCGAATTAAAGGAGGGCATTACCAAGGGAGACCTTGTTGAAATTGCCGACGCACTCACCGATATTCTTTATGTCACCTATGGTGCGGCTCATGCCTTTGGTATTCCCATTGATGATTGCTTTGAGGAAGTTCAAAGATCAAACATGAGTAAATTGGGGCTCGATGGAAAGCCAATGTTTCGTCCCGATGGCAAAGTGTTGAAAGGACCAAATTATTCTGAGCCTGACCTCGAAAGTGTTTTACAAAGTGACTAAAATGTTTTATAGTATTGTATGAATACAAAATATCCAATTTACATTATCTCTAAGGGTCGTGCAGACACTCGTTTTACTTCAAGAACCTTTGAGGAAATGGGTGTTCCATATCGCATTGTGATTGAGCCACAGGAGTATGACAAGTATGCTGCGGTGATTGATCCCAAAAAGATTCTTGTTCTTCCATTCTCAAATCTGGGTCAAGGTTCAATCCCCGTTCGTAATTGGGTCTGGGAACATTCTATCTCTGAAGGGCACAAGCGGCACTGGGTGATGGATGACAACATTCGTTACTTCTATCGTCTCAACCGTAACAAGAAGGTCCGTGTGAAAGATGCAACGATTCTTCGTGCAGCAGAAGACTTTTCTGACCGATATGAAAATGTAAAGATGACTGGGCTCAATTATGCCTTTTTCTGCCCAGCAGAATTGAAACGCCCTCCATACTATGTGAATACTCGAATCTATTCTTGTATCCTATTGAACAATGATATACCTCACCGTTGGCGCGGACGGTATAACGAGGACACAGATTTGTCTCTGCGCATCCTCAAGGATGGTTACTGCACTATCCTATTCAATGCATTCCTTTGTGGCAAGATGGCAACAATGACAATGAAGGGTGGTAATACCGAAGAGGTCTATGCAAAGAATCAACAGGAGTTTGATAACCGAAGAACCTTTGCAGAGAGTTTAAAGGCACAGCATCCCGACGTTGTTGAAATCACAATGAAGTGGGGTCGTTGGCATCATCACGTTGATTATTCTGTATTCCGTCACCAACTGAAACTAAAGGATGGTCTTGTAATTCCCAAAGGTGTGAATGAATATGGCATGACTTTCCGTAGAGGTACCGATGAGGAAATTGCAGAAGGCGATAAATACTTTTGATGAATACAACAGAAGTCAATAAACTTTTTGAAAGAGAACTAGCCTTAATGGAAAGTTACATTGGAGTTGTCCGAACTTCTATCATGTATCCAGTGTATGTTCCTTCCAAGGGTCGTGCAGACAAAAGAATCACAACTAAGTTTCTTGAAGATGCAAAGATATCCTTCTACGTTGTTGTTGAACCACAAGATGCCGCAAAATATCTAGAGAATTATCTTCCAGAGCAAGTCCTTGTAATGAAAGAGAATGATCAAGGTATTGCCTATGCAAGAAACTTTTGTAAAGAACATTCTCAATTCAATGGTGACAAATACCACTGGCAGATTGATGACAATATTCATAATGTGGGTTATAGGTTCAACGGCAAGAATCGTAAAGCTTCTGCCGACCTTATCCTTGGAACCGCAGAGGAATTTGTAAATAAGTTTACCAATGTGGGTGGAGCATCATTATCTCATAATATGTTTGCCTTTGCCAAAAAGAATTCACTGGACATAAACAAACAGGTTTACTCTTGTGCTCTCTTCTGTAATAATGTACCATGTTCATGGAAACAAGACGTTATCGAAGACACAGATTATTCTTTACAGCTATTGTCCAATGGGTATGTTACCTTTCTTTTCAACAGGCTGATAATGAACAAAATGGCAACAGGAGTGCTGAAGGGTGGCAATACTGAAATCTCTCATGGAGGTAACCGTAGACTTCTTCGGTCTCAAAAGCTTGCCGAGTATTGGCCCGGCTGGTTCAAGATTACAGAACAATATGGCCGAGTCAAAGTTGCACCCTCACGCATATGGAAAACATTTACACAGGATCCTATTCTTAAAGGAGAACCTGCAAAACCTAATACTAATATAACCGAATTTTATGGCTAAAAAATTAACAAGCAACGTAGATAAGATATCCAAAAATCTCTTCATCTTATCTGAGGATGAGCCCGTGACTCCATATCAC